TTTGACCTGCAAAAACCTCTCATCAACATCTTCAACATTTAGTTTCACAAACTTTTGATATTTTCTCAGAGTTATTTCTGAGAGTTTATTAGGAATATTTAATCTTGCTTTCATATTATATACTTATATAACGAAAGTTAAGGTAAATTTTAGTAAAAAAAAAAAGGAGGGAAATAACAGTGAGTCACTGTTTGTTATTATTTGTAAACCCTCCTATCCAAACCACAAATTATAATTGACTAAGCTATAATTTAGGAATGGTATACATCAAGATGTTCTTGGACTGCTTCTTCTGCAGCCTCTACAATTCTATTAGTTAATATATGTGAAACATCAGGATTATGCTTGCAATATATCTCCTCGCCATCTTCTGTTGTATAAGATAACAATTTAATTGCTAATATTTCTAATCTATCAGGATCAGGAGGCTGATAATAATCTCCTGAAAATGTAGATTTTTCATAATAATATTCTATCTCAAAAGAATATTCATCATAAGTAAATTCCATTTCAGATTTCATAAGCTTGGTTTTTTTCTGTTAATTCTTGTAATTCTAATAAGGCTTTGTTCTTTGCATACCTTTCATCAGAAAATGCAGTTTGATAATTAACTTTATCTTCTTGCAACCTGATTACATAAAGAGTGACCTCAACTAATGCTTTTGACACTTTTTTTAATTCAGGGTTGTCAGGTTTTAGGTCTCGCCACTTTTTAATCTGTCCTGTTAATAATAGCATATTGCTATAATATTTTAAATCTTCTAAGTTTTGAATTTTGTCTTGCATTGTTTTATCTTATGTTATACAATATACTTTTTCTTTCCATAATTGCATTCTGTATGCTAACTAGAACTGATGGACATTCTCCTTCTCTATATAATTGCCAATATTCAACTTCTAATTTTTTAATTTGATCTTTAAGGTCATCAGCCTGTGTTCTTTGTTTCATATACTCTAATATAACACTTATTTAGTTATAAACAAAATATTTAATAAATATTTATTGAATAGCATATTTTCCAAAGTTAGGTCTTGATAATATTGAGTAGGTCGCATATCTGCATGGATCAATAATATGGTTATGCAAGTCCTCAGCCACATTTATAAGTTTGCCTGATTTGTCCTCTTTCCATTTATAGTTTCTAAACTCTTGAATTGCATTATTTGATTTGCTCGTAATATGAATCTTATATCTTTTTAACAGATCAATTCCTGCATTCACAGAATCTCTGCCCTTTATACTTGCATGAATATTATGTCCCATTTTACGCAGCTCAGAAATTAAGCGTGGCTCAGCAGAGTCAGCATATATTGGATGCGAGGTCAAATTTTCTGATTTTAAAAACTGATGAATATCTGTGGTGGTCATTTGAGTTCTATATAAATGCTCATGCACATAAAGATTGTGTTCATAAGTATAAACAGAAACCAAAGTTGTAGGATCGTGAGTATAGCCAAAGTCCATTCCATAAGCAATCAACTTAGCATGACCTGGTACTTCATTAACCTCAACATATCTAAATATTGTCCTTCTTGAACTTGACCTTTCTCCTAATCCATATATCTGCCAATATTGTTCATCAGTTTCTCTCAGCCTTTCAATCTCTTCTTTTATACTATCTTCTAGAAAAGGGTTGTCTAAATATGTGGTTTTAAAAAACTGACAATCTTCTCTTGGAATCACTTTGTCATAAATCCAATGGTACTCATCAGATGGGTTAAAGTCAATTATAATTTTTTCTTGAGTTCTGAAAATAAGCTGCTGCCAGTCCTCCCAATATAACTCATTCGCTTCATTGATAAATAATAAATCTCTTTTACGACCTCTGATTTTTTGTGATTGATCCAAAGATGTGAACTCAACTAAGTTGCCAAACAAATGATACTCTGAATTACTTTTATTGTGAAGCTCCTCTCTATAAAGTTGTTGCTCTCTTAATATATGTAAAAAGTCCCTTAAAACTGTGGCTCTTAAACTTGGAAATGTTTTCCTGCAGATAGTGACAATCTTGCCTGAGTTTTGAGTGCAATAATTAAATATAATATAAAGTAAAATATTGTAGGTTTTTCCTGATCTAGTACCTCCCTGTTCAACAATTATTTTTGAGTTACTTTTTTCAAGATGTTTATAAACAATATTAGTCTGTATCTTCTGTTTTATCAATGATCTCAATTTGGAAGTTAGTAGGCATTCCATCTGCTCCTGTGATTTCCTGTCTCTCAATATACCCTCTGCCTTTGCCTTTGGTCTTTAGATAAAATATTGTTGCTGAGGTTGAGTTCTCTGATATTTGTTTGTGCAGTTGACTTTCAGCAAAATCAAGTGCAATATTTTCTATGTCTTTAACTTGCTTTGCGAATTGCTCATCTTCATTTAACCATTTATAAAATGTGCTTCTTGGAACATCTGAGTTCTTGCAGGCAACTGTGACTATGCCTAAACTTTTCTCTAATGCTTTTAACATTGACTCTTTTTTTATGTGTCTACTTTTGTCCATATTTTTTACCATTTATTTTAATTTTTATCTGTGGATCAAGCTGTTTCATTCTGTCAATGATAACTTGACAATATCTAGGATCAAGTTCCATTCCATAACATTTCCTGTTTAATTGATGAGCAGCAACCATTGTTGATCCACTACCTAAAAATAAATCTAAAACAATGTTTTTTTCTTTTGAGCTATTTTTTAAAGCTCTTGAAACAAGTTCAATTGGTTTAGTTGTTGGGTGCAACTCGCTTCTTTTTGGTCTTGGTATTTCCCACACATCACTTTGTTTTCTGTCATCTAATTTACAAATCCTAGAATCATCTCCAAGCCAACCATACCATAAAGGCTCATATTGAGTATGATAATCTTTTCTAGATAATACAAGCTGATCTTTAACCCATATAATTGTAGAACTCCAATGATAGTTATTATCTTTTAGAGCAAGCATTGTGTTTCCCCATTCCTGTGCTGACATACAAATATAAACCATGCAGCCTTTATCAGAAACTAATGACATATTGCTAAATATATCATTAAGAAAAGTTTTAAAATCTTCTGTGCTCATACTATCATTTAAAATTTCTCTTGTTTTGTATTGAGGGTTTTTGTGTTTTCCATAACTTACATTATAAGGTGGATCAGTAAAAACAATCTGAGTTTTTTTATTATTCATCAATTTATCTACCTGGTCTGAATCTGTGCTGTCTCCACATAATAATCTGTGATCTCCTATTTCTATAAGGTCGCCAAGAACAACATCAACTTCAATATCTTCAGGCTCTTCATAATCATCTTGCTCAGCCTCTAAAGGACTATCAAACTCAGGCAGATCAAGTCCCCAATCATTAAGTTTTCCCAAGTCCCAGTCGTTTGCAATAATGTCCCAGTCCCATTCTCCAAAGCCAACATTGTCTTTTATTATAAATTCTTTTTTCTGATCCTCGTTCAAATCCTTAGCCTGAATTATATATATTTCTTTTAGACCTGCTTCAATGCAAGCCTTATATCTCATATTGCCACCAAGAATAATATTATTCTCATCAACAACAATAGGTCTGATTTTTAGCATTTCAGGAAAATCTTTAATTGATTTTACTAATTTTTTAAACTTTCTATCTTTTATTAATCTTGGATTGTCAGGATTTGTTTTGACTTTATAAACTTTTACTTTCTCAGCTTTCATATTATTATAACGATTTTTTACACTCTTTTAATTTGCTTTCTAATAATTTACATTTATTTTCTAAATAATGAACTCTGTCTATTTGATCTATATTTAACTTACTTCTAAATGTAAAAAGTTTTTCAATCTCATCTAATCTTTGATTTGTTTTTTTATACATTTTATAATTTCTAACAGAATGCATACAAGTTGCATGAGTCATTGTTTTATTATTTTCAGAAAAAAACTTAGCAATAAGAGTCCATCTCATGTTTAATTTTTCTCTTAACAAATAACAAAGTAATGACCTAAATTCAATTTGATTTTTTCTTCTGTTATTTTCAAATATATCAACTCCTGATTCCTTTATAATTTTTTTAGCAATCTGAATTGGTTTTAAATTTTCACTCATGTTCTTAATTTTAAAAGGTTGTAGCATTCAATATATTTAAGTTTTGCTTTGCCTTTATATTGTTGTTTAAATAATTCATACAATTTTTTTGTGTACTGATATTTTGTGATGCAATCAGATAAATATTTTTCTGCAAACTTAACACCTTTGCCTTTGAAGAAGTTAACATTGTCTGCTGAATCTCCAACTATCATCTGCTCATAAAAATTATAAAGAGCATCTGATTCGCTAATATCTAATATCACTTTGTGTTTATGATGATAATTATAAATCAAACATGGAAACTGTTTGTAATCTTTATCAATGCTCACAATCATAACTTGATCCCTGCCAAACTCCTCACTTAATCTTTTCCAATATGCTGCAACAAGATCATCTGTTTCTTTTCCATAACAGAACTTGCTTTGATATTTTTCCTTTACATAGTCGTGCATTGGATGTAATAAAGGTGGCAGGATTTGTTTTTTTCTGTTGGCTTTATAAGTGGGAGTGATTTGTTTTCTAAAGTTTCCTTTTGATCCATTAAAGGTTACAATAGCATCTATATTATAAAGCTCCTCCAGGTCGTTTATTATTTTCATGTACTGCTCATCAAATTTATTGATTGAGTCATTTATATTTGTGTAAAAGTTGTCAGGATAAAACTCGTAGTTTATGTCGTTTTTTGACCTGTAGCAACTAGCAAAAATTAAGCTGTCTGCATCTATTAATAAAATCATTTTTTTGTTATTATAATAAATATTATGGTTATTATTAAACCTACTAAACTCCAACCTAACATTTTATTATTAGTTTCTCTTTGTCTTGGAGGTCTGCCTTGATGACTTCTATATTGTCTGTTTTTTTTTGTTTTCAAATCTTTTAATTTACTTTCTTTCTTTTCAAATCCAATTTCATAAAAATAATTTTCATTCAGATATGTTAGGTACTTCTGTTTTTTCATAAACTGTGTATCCATGTTCTTGTAAAAGTTTTATTGCTTCCTCTATCTTTTTTTTATTTATTCTATAATGATTAAATATTTGATTCTCAAAAGCATTGTGATCATGTTTCATAATTTTTATTTTAGTTTTCTTGGTATTCTAATTCTTTTAATCTCAAAACTATCTATAAGAGTTAGCACATCTTTACTGCCAGGTCTATTATATAATTTGTAAAGTGGAAAACTTTTAACATAAACTTTTTGCACTTTATCTTTTAGCAACTGCACTAGATCCTCTCGCCAAACAAATAGCCATTGTGTTTTTTGTTTGAATGCTATATAATGTGCTTTGCCAAATGCCCAACCATTAAAGCCATAGGGGTTTTTTATTTCAACCCATAAATAGCGATCATTTTTAGGTTGACCTCTTTTTAAACTTTTCCTGTCTTTTATATCAGTTGTAATGTGTGTTTCAACAGCCTGTGTAGTGAATGAAATTTTGCCATCTATATGGTCATATTTGTTTTCGTTTAGGCTAGCTGAATCAAAACCTAAATCTTTAAGGTCTTGTTTTTCAATAGGGTTATACCTTTTTATTAACTCCTCTGATAATTTTCTGTTATATTCATTCATGTTTATAAATATAACACTTTTTGAGTTATTAACAAAGTGTTTATAAACCCTCTTTGTAAATATTATTTAAGTCAGTAATCCATCTTTTAATTTCTCTTGGATTACAGGTGCAGGGTTTGTAAAAACTATGCTTTTTATATCTAGCGTGCAGGTCGCATACCAAATCAAACTCCCTACCTGATATGGTTGACCTAGTGGAATTTCTGAACTTAGTCCATTTTTCATAATCTTCTTTATTAAATTTTATTTCCATCTTTTTATTTTTATCTTATTAAGTTTTTTTTGCCTTTGATCACAGTTGCAGCTTTCATAACCTAGTTTTTTTGCGATCCAATTTGCAACTCTTTTGCCCTGACCAAAAGTTATTATTTTAATAATCTTTGCCAAGAGGTCGCCTAACTTTAATCTATAATAATCATTTTCCATTTTTATTTTTTTTAATATTATTAACATGCTTGGTCGCATGTTTCTCATGCTTTTATTTGTTTTTCCATTTTCATCAATAAAACAAATTCTATTTTTTATAAATCTAATCTCGTGTTTTTGATAAATATAATCATGAAACCATTTAGTGTCTGTGTTAGCATTTACTAAAAAAACACAAACCTCTGCATTATCTTTTTCAATTTCTTGTAGTGCTTTCTCAATCCATATTTTTACATTTGAGTAAGGTGGATTTATAAAGTTTCTTTTTTTCCAGTCAATTTCTAATCCATTCCATTTATTTAAATCATGTTTAAAAGGACATGGATCAAAATCAAAATTAAACTCTTGATCTAATTTTTTATAAAAATCAGGTGGCGTTTGCCAATGATCACTTTTTCTACTTGATAATAATTGTACCTGGTGTTTTGTCATAGTAATTTTTTTAATCTTTCTTTTACTTTTGTATAGGTGTTATAAAGAGAATAATATGGAATGTGAGTTTTTCTAGATAAAGAAGCAATGCTTTCTCCACCATTAATTAACTCAAATATTCTTTTATCATACCAATACATCTTGTCAAGTTCTTTTTTTATAGCTTCATAAGTTCCTATATAATCAGGATCATCATGTTTGTTTTTAATATTTTCTAATCCTTCAATATGAATGTTTTTCTTTTTTCTTGTTAGATCAATATAAAGGCTGTTTAAAGTTCTGAAGATATAAAAGTAATTTATTTCGTTTTCATTATATTTTATGTCAAGTCCCTGTTCCATTTTTAAGATAATTTTAATATACATTTCTTGAACAATATCTTCTGCAATACTATTATTACAGCCAAAGGATTTAACAATGCTAATCCAAGTCTTATGTTTTTTGTACAAATTTTCAACTTCCTTTTTCATTATCTTTTAAGGGATCATATAAGTCCCCAACTACTTCAGGCAATCCTAAGTCATTAACTTGAAAGCTAAATGTTTCAAAAGGATAACCCCTGCTTCTTTTACATTTCACAGTAACCCATTCTTTGTTAACTGTGTTTGCCTCTAACTCAATTTGAGTTTCGCACTTCTTTTCTAGAAAACTTCCAAGATGACCTGTAGGCTTGGAACTTCCATAATTAGAATGAATCACAGTTATTATGTGGCATTCATAAATACTGCTCCATTCCATTAATTTTTGAACACAAGCATTTGATTCTTCTAAATTATTAACATCTCCTACCAGGTCAGCTATTCCATCAATAATAATTAAGCCTGTGTTTTGAATTTTATCTTGCAATAAATATTCAATAAAATCAATTCTCTGTTTAAATCCAATTTGTCTTAAGGCATAAGTGTAATAACATTGTGATCCATCTAAATCTGACATATCAATGGCTCTCTTAAAAACCCTCTGAGCATGCCACTTGCCCTGTTCTGTGTCTATGTGAAGAAGGCATTGTTCTTTTCTATGACCTCTAATTTCTCCACCAAAGTTGTTTGTGCCTGATAAATAAACAGAACTTAACAAAGATATAAAAAAAGTTTTCTTTGTTTTTGGAGGAGATTGAACGAAGGAAAAGTTGCCATAAGTCCCAATGGGTATGGGTAGCATTTGACTTCCATCTTTTGTTTGAATATATTTTTTGCCTAGTGATAAAGCAACTGGTGGATAATCTAGTTTTTCAGAATTATCAACCAAGCACTCTGCTTCAATCTGAAGCATGAGTTTTTTGTCTGATTTGTTTTGCATACTTAAATATAAAAAAAAAGGAGGTTAATATTTCAAACCTCCTTCATAAAAACAACACTTATGAAATTTTTTTAGAAAGGAAGATCATCTGTAGTTTCTTGATCATGAACTTCTTCTTTTTCAGCTAAGACAATGTTTCCATCTGTCCATACAACTTTTCCATTTCCTAAATAATTTTTAGGTTTTTTGGCATCTCGTTCTTCTTTTGTTTGCGAATCTGTTATTGCAACATTGTTGCCATACCTGGACTCATCAGAAACAGAGATTGTCATGTTATAATAAACAGCACCATCTTTGCCTTTTACAAACTTCTCTTTTGGAAGTTTATCAACACGAATACTCGCATTCATTAATACACTCATAATTAATCTAATTTTAAATTTAACAATTTTTCCTGCACATCAGGATCAACACTATATACTTTTTTAATGTCATCTATAGTAGCTCCTTCTCTAAGTCCTTTTTGTGCATTATAAAATTCAGGTGTTTTGAATTTTAGAGAAGATTTTTTTTTGACTATAGCTTTATTGCCATCATCATCTTCAGCTTGTAAAGCCAAGAGAGATTGCAAAGTATATCTTCTGAAATAAGTTATTGCTGATCCTAATTTTTGAGGGTCAGATATTTCAGGCAAATTTATATAAGAGTCAACATACCCCTCTCCATTAATTTCTCTGATGATACTATAAACTTTGTTGTCTAAGATTGGCTGCAATAATAACAAACCATGCTTTTTTAACAAAGGATGTAGTTGACCTATAAGAGAGTTAATGTCAAAATACTTTGATTTATAAAATGGGTTAGTGACATCTTTACTAATGATTCCAATTTCTAATTGGAGTTTGTACAGCTTATTGTACATTTCGCTTTGGGTACTTTTTTCCATATTTTTTATTAAGTTTTATGTCTGTTTTACTTTCAATGCAAGTTTCTAACTTATAGATATAATCTAACAAAGCATCTATTCTTGCAAGATAATAAGAAGATTGATTATAATTGCGAGACATCTGTCACGATATTAAGCTCATTTTCTAAACACTCTAAAGCTAATTGTCTAATATAGAGATTGTCCTGTGCCTTCTGCACATCTTTAGTGTAATAATCAACTTGCCATTGAGCATCTTTGATTAACCTTTCTAGGTCTTCTTTTGACCTTAAGGATTTTCCTGTAAATTGTATTGTATTGTCTGTCATAATTAAAAATTTATTTAATCAAATATAAACAAAAAAGTTAATAACACAAAATTAGACAAAAAAAAGAGCCAATAAAATCAACCCTTTTCTTTCAAGACAAAACAAACAGAACTAAACAAATATATGAATTATTTTAAATTATTAAATAAATCTTCATATTTTTTAATCATTTCTAATAAATCATTTGTGCTGAATTTTACTTCCTTTTGTGATTTTATATGAATATCATTTGCAGTTGTTGATCCATATTTTTTATTTAACTCCAAGCTAAATTTATATTGCTCGCCATGTTTAAATAAATTGCAGCCTGAACACTGCACTTGGCAGTTGACCTCATCCCACCTGGTAGCATAATGTCTGCGAGATTGAAAATGACCACATTGTAAATATTTCCACTCATCTACTTTGCCACAAGTAAAGCAAGCAGCCTTTCCATGAACAGAATTTTTTTTTCTGATATATTTACTAAATATTGCATCTAGTTTTTTTACAACTTTTGATCTAGATAATTTTTTCATTTATCTTGATGTTGTAAAAGTTTGTCTCCTAGCTCTTTATTTATTTTAGATATTGCTCTGTATATATATCTACTGTTTTTTTTTACTAATTCTTTTTCTGATTTTGTTGAGTCAATTCCTAAATTACAATATTGAATTGCATCAATCTCTAATAATCTAGAAATTTTATCTCTCTCTTTTATAGATGTATAGGAAAGAATTTTATCTATTATTTCATTTGAATAACTCATTTCGTTTTTTCTAAAGATAATTAATTTATGATAAAGGCAAAAAAGAAAAAAAAACCCCCCCAAAAAAAAAAGAAAAAACCTTTAATAAAAAATTTTGTCTGATCCAACAAGAGTGGTTACTTGAAGTTTAGCAACTTGACTAGATTTGCGACTAGGTCAGCTAATATAATACATTTTTTTATCTACCCTGCCCTCTGTAAGGTTTTTTATATTGCTTTGATGTTTTTAATCTACTCAGGTTTTTGCTATGAGGATGTGACTTTCGCTTTTTTTTAATATAAGTTGATACTATTTTATAAGCCATTACTTTCTGATAATTTTTGCTGTTTTTTCTATACCTCTAGATGTAAAATAAAAGCCCAAACTCATTATTACTATTTGACCAAGCAGATCAACATATTGATTGGCAATATTAAACTCGCCTATATTACCATCTGTTATGGCAAATAAGGTATATAAAACCAAACTGAAAATTGTCAGCAGAGGTCTGATATTCTTGCTGAGCCATGAATCTGATTGCATGTCGTTTTTATGCCTTTCACTTATTTCTTTCTCTAAACTGAGCTCATGAGACATAAATATATTAGTCATCTCTTTTTCAAATGCAGCTTTTTCATCTTTTGTTTGCACAAATTTGTCAACCACGCCTGAAATTTTATCAGCTATACTACCTCCTGCTCCTCCAAATATCTTTGCTAAAATTTGTTTCATATATTAGTTTTAAAATTATTATTAATAAGGTAATTGTAAAAAGATTAGGATGCCAATGCTCTCCACAAATTCCTAAAAGGTGTTTTAATGTTTCCATATTATTGATCAATTAAAATTCTATTTATTGACTTTTGTATGTCTTCTCTTGTTGCTTGAATCTTAAAAGATAAATCAGCAGCATATTGCATTTTAACTCTGCCATCTTTACCTAGTATAACTATAACAGGAACTGTTTTAATTGTTTTAACAATATTTTCAGGCTGTTCTTCTAACCAAGCATATTGCACTTTAGCATTTTCTATTCCTCGCAGATTGTAATCATTTCTTGAGTTCCATTTATAATTAAAATGGATCACAGTAACTTTTTCTTGAGCACTAGCTAAAAAACCAAAAAGCACAAATACTATTATTATTAAATTTTTCATCTTTTGTAAACTTTATCTTCTAACTCTTTTATTCTTTCTTTGTTGTCTAAAATATCTTCCTTTAAACCATCAGTAGATTTTTCAATTTGAATTATGGTACTACGCACCAGTTCATCTTTTAGCTGAAACTCCATTTTTTGCACAAATTCATCTCCACTAAAATTGTCTATTTTATTGTTAAGGTCTTGTATTTCGCCCTGTAAACTAAACCACATACTTGCAAGAGAAATAACGCCACCTACAAGCAGACCTATAGTTTTAAGGTCTAGTTTCACTTCTGTATCTTCACTTAGTTTTTTTGCCATTGTCTTTTTCTATTATTTTTTTTATTGTATATACTATTGTGCATAAAAGCAAAATTATTTTTAAAGATAATTCCACCTCAGTCATTGATATACTAAACGCAATTGTGTTATATAAGTATAGTTTCATGTCTATATTTTCCATTTTATTTTTTATCTATCTGTTTAAGTTTGCTTATTGCCCAATTTATTCCTGCAGAGCCACCCCAAGCATCCCACATTAAACCACCACATCCTTCTGAATAAGGTACATCTTTATGTTGTTGATGCCTTTTAAACGAAGCCATGCGAGCTATAGTTTCTCTGCTAATATTTTTTTTGCCTGCAATTTGCGAAGCTCTTTTTTTTCCTGTTGCCTCACCACACGATCCCCAACCATTCTTCTCAACCCATTTTAAGGCTCTCTTAGCGTTGTTTACAGCTCCCTGAGGGTAATCGTTATAAGTTTCTAGTTCAACCTCCTCAGAGCCTCTAAAAGCCTTATAACACATTGCTATTGCCTGTGACTTATCATGGTATTTCATAAGCTGAGGAATGCACCTCATCATGAAGTCAGATTGTTTTTCATTCTGTTTCCTTTTTGGTATAGGCATCTTAATATATTTTTATATGAAGAACTAAAAAAAAGAAGTAAAAATTTATTTCTAAAAAGTCGTTTTTATTGTCTTTTGGATGCACTGAAAATCCTATAATAAAAGCAAAACATTGTAATGATCTGTCTATTATAGCAATCTCATATTTCATCACATTCTGAAATAAGTCACTCTTCCACCTTTATATTTAGCTCTTAACACATCTTTTCTATTATCTTTTTTATTTTTATAGCTTACATGAATCCATCTTGGATTTTCATCATTTCCAAATTCCCAAATAAGCTGATCAAATTCTAATTTTTCTTTTATGTAATCAAAGAGCTCGCCATTTGTTTTTTTGCCTAATGTAGAAATATCTATTGCTTCACCTTTCATGTGGCTGCTAGACTTTGATCCTTTCAAAGCAGTATTTAAATTTTCACATCTGTAAAAAGAATTTACATTTATAGGGTGTTTGCACCATTCTCTGAGTGGCTCAAACACTTCTTCTGCAACCACCACCATTTTTTTCAAAATGTCATCTGATGGTTTATTATCAATCTTTAACTTAGTAGCAGTTGCAGACCTCACACCTTCATTGTAGCTTATATGCTTACTTATTATCTTCTTCTTTGATTTCTTCGTAGCTTCCATCTTTTAAATCTATGTTTATTTTTCCATAAGAATCTTCTAATTCCTTTTTGAGTTCTTCTCCTTTGTTTACCTCATCAGCATATAAATGTAATAAGCTATGCTTTTGAGTTTCTAACAAACCTAAATCATGCTTAATAGCATTTAATTTATTATTCCACTCTTGTAATTTTTCTAATTCTTCTTTTTTAATTTTACTCATTGTTTTAAAATTTATTGTTAATAATTACAAATATATTAATATTCTGCTAACACCCCTGTAGAACTTCCTCTAATAGTTATATAAGCCTCAGGCGAAGCACCACTTCCAGACCAAGTCAAAGTTAATACATAATCCTGACCACTTGGATTAGTATTTAAATATGCTAAAGTAATATCTGTAACATTTCCTGCACCACTTACTGTAGTCATTCCTGTGTTTGCAACGCCATAAGCACATACTGAACGACCTACACCTGTTGCAACATTAGAAGTATTTTGTTTTATTATCACTGTAATATCTAAAGCGTGTGTATGGTCAACAAAAGCTATTGGTAAAACTGTACCTGCTGCACTTAAACCTTTATGTATTGTTATAGTTTGCTCAAAAACTGCTTGATTAGTAGTACCATTATCACTATTAATTTGAACTAAACCTGTTTTAGTTATTTGCATTCTAGTTTTTGCAACTGCTTGATTTGCATCAATAGTTCCAAATAATATTGCTGAACCTCCACTTGGTCCTTGTAATCCTATATGTGCGTGTGATTTATTAGCATCTACAAAAGATCCTGAGTTAGGATTTCTTTGTGTATTGAATTGTAAATTAGTACCATCAAAATCTATAAATCCAGCATTGTTAGTGCCTTGCCCAATAACAATAGAAGAATCACTATTTATCCTCATTTTTTCTGTTAAACCTGATGAAGCACTAGCAGTTCCAAATCTTAAATCTGCTGCATTTTCTGCTGTACCATCTGATTGAGCTTTAATACTTGCTTTTACTTGACCCCCTGTTCCACTTTGTTGCATAGCAAACTCAATTTGAGCAAAGTCAGTATTATCAGCAACATTATTATATCCAAATAATGATAAAGTTGCAGGTGCAGAAGAAGCATCATTATTGATCACAACTTGACCTAAAGAACTACCAAATCCTGCGTTTCCAAATGTTAATCTGTTTGCAAACAATCTCATTCTTTCAGAGCCACCCTCATAAAACCTTATTCCACCTACTGTTCCATCTCCTGCTCTTAATTGTAATAAACCACCATTACCTGATTCATTACCTGCTAAATGAATAGAAGCACCTCTAGTGTCGCCTGTGCCACCACCTCCACCAATTATAAGTTGAGCATCATCTGAGCCATCAGATGTATTAGCTAGAATATCAGCAGACCCATTAAACAAAATATTTCCTGAAAAAGTATTATTTCCTGTTCCTGTTTGTGTAAGTTTACCACCAAAATCAATATCATCATTAAAGGTTGCTGAACCTGCATTTGACATATCTAAAAGTAAAGCAGTAATACCTGTTGTTCCATCAGTACCTGTAAAAAATATATCTTTGTCTGCTATACTTGATTGAATAATTAGGTCAGAACCACCACCTTTAGATATTCTACCAAACTCAGTTCCACCATCTTCTAATTTTATATCTCCCCCATCAGCATCTAAAATTATATCATCAGCACTATCTAATTTTATATTTTCATTAGATGAGCTTTGTATTAATAAATTATCATCTCCATCATCTCCAATAAAATGAGAATCTCCAAAAGTTATATTACCTGTAAAAGTTGTACTTGAAGAATCTATTTTTATTGTTCCACTATTCTGTGACCTAATTTCAAATATTTTTCCAGTTGCTGTTGTTCTAAAAGTTGCAGCATTACTACCATCATTAGCAGTCAAATTCATTAAAATACTTTCAGAAGCATCAACTGAATTAAATGTTGCAGCTTGTTCTACATTAAGAGTTCCTGTTATTGTAGTAGCTCCTGCACCTGTTATTTTTATTCTTGCAGAAGCATAAGGATCAGCAACTATACTTGATGTTCCTGTAGCTAAAAATAAATTTCCATTATAATAACTAAATATTCCTGACCTCGTGTCAGTTGTACTTGTAACACCATCTCCTCTAGTAGAAAAACCAATTCCACCTGGATTTGAAGAATCTAAAGTTGCATTAGGTCTGTGTATTCTTAAAGCTACATTATCTTCTGAATAAATATCAACTCTGTGGTTAGGTGCTTGAGTTCCAAAACCAACCTCACCTCCATTTTCAATATTTATATTATTATCGTTTGCACCTGCAGCTCTACCAACACTAAAAATTCCACCCTCAGAACTTAAATAACCATTAGTATCATTATCTCCAATTTGTACAATTGACCTATTTGTTCTGGACATAAATTTAGCAGTTGGAGTAGACCCCCCCTCGTTATTTACTGTTAGAGTTCCTGTTTCGTTTGTTGACAATGTTCCAATTACAACATTATATGATTTATCAATTTTTACAACAGGTGCTTCAACATTAGCATAAGCAATTCTAAATTCATCACTATCATCATCATGTCCTATTGTATATTGAGCAGAGCCATCATTAAAGAATTTAATTTCTGTATCGCTTCCACTTGCAGCATCTAATCTTATTCTTGTATCTCCTGAGGCTGCTTTTAAATCTAAAACCTCAGAAGGTGTCATTCCAATACCAACCTTTTTTTCAAATTTAGCATCTTGATCTGATTCTAAAGTTAAAGCAAGTGCTGAGTTAGTGTAAAATCTTAATCTGTTTGCAACTGTGCTTCCTTCTATAGCTGCACTTCCAGATGATCCCCATGATATATATTCTCCACTTCCAACAAGCAATTGTCCTGTTACAGTAACATCATTTGCAAAAGTTGCAAGTCCAGTTCCTCTGTCAATTGTTAATCTTGTTGTATCTACATTTGTGCCAACACCAATTTTAAATAAATTATTAGATCCATCATATCTTATTGATGCACCATTTGCAGGACTTGCTGTTGTTCCCTCATGTAATAAAATTTTTGAATCTGCTCCTGATTGAGCAGTATTTATATTTAATAATGCACCTGATGCTTTTGATATATTTATATCTCCTGAACTATTTACATCTTGAGATGTTGATAAACTTCCTGTAACAGAAATTGTACTTCCAGATTCTGCCATTATAGAATCTGCAATAACATTTGTTGAGCTAAACTTAGCAATGTTTCCTGCTGTTCCTGTTCCATCAACTTGAGTATGATCTAATTTTTCCCAAACATTTCCTGCTCCTGCAATAACCCAATCTCCAACTGCCCAATTTGATAAACCATTTAAAGATGAAGTTCCACCAACTGAAACAACAAAATAATGTCCCTGTGTTATAAATGGAGAATTGTCAATTGTATATTCTTGA